ACTCGTAGATACTAGGAACAACAGGATGGTCGTAGAGATCCTCGGCGATCATAATGTCACCGCTAAGGATCAAAACGTCATAGTCATTGTCGTTTTGTATATTGATGTCACTGAACTCAAGATGGAGATCACTGACTAATTTGATACGCATTTAGTCCTCTGTTTCTATAAATGCCTGAGCGTCTTCTTTTGTTATACGTCCGGCTTTAACTTCCTCTAAAACATGACGCAATGCTTCTTCAACGAATTCGTTAAAGGTCATATCACGATCATGTGCCATTTTCATGTATTTTAACAGATCTTCATCCGAAAAGTCAACCGGAACTTGTACACGGGTGTCATAGTCCTCGCCCGCTTTAATAGCTAGGCATTTTTGGATAAAGTCGTCGTCTACATCCAAATCTACATATTCAACATCATCCCATGCTTCATTTAAATTCACGCCTCGAGACTTTGCTTCTTTGTCGTGCTTCTTTTTGTATTCTGGATTAATAATGCGATATGCACGATCGTTAGTGTAGTCGCAAACTTCTACTTCATATACCCGTTGACTCTTAGTGCTAAACACAATATTGAAGCTGTAGCCGCCAGGACCGTTAACACCGTTCCAGCTACTCAGCTGATAGCTGTTTGAACCATAGCAACTCCAACCATAATCACCACCTTCAGTGATTTTATAGTCAACTAATTCCATCCATTCTTTCATTGTAATCATTTGTAAACCTTTGTATCAAAAATGATTAATGCACCTATGATAAGAAATAAAATTCCAGTCATAGTGTGACCAACACTAACATCAGCAAGTCCAGTAAGGACGTTTAAAACACCAATTGTATAGCCAATTGGTTTGCGGTATCTATCAAATAATTCTACAAATTTGTTCATTGTTCATATCCTTGTTTAAGTATTGCACGTTCTTGTTCCCATTCAGCCATTTGTTTAGCTCGTTCTTGTTCACGCTTGTCTAAGCATGGTTGGCACATTGTTCGAACCCACCCATTATCACTGCTACGTTCGGCAGTATTACCACATGATTCGCATGTACACCCACTCATGCTTTCGGCCATACGCACCATACCGTCAATGACATCATCACCGCCAGTGTAGTAAAACCGTAGTGTGCCAAACTTTTCTTTAACTTGATCCAGCGTTACTTGAGGAATTTCTGGAGGAACTTCTTGTAACGGTTGAGTCATAAACTCTTCTGCACGTTGTTTAATGTAGTCTGCACTAATGCCTTTGTTAGCATATTCTTCGGCCATCAAGTCTGCAAACAATTCGGCATTACCTGATTGCCCCGCTTCACGGATTTTGTTGAATCTAATAACAACTTCACGCTGACGGTTCCGCCAATCGATATGATGCTGTATATTACCCATGAGGTTATTAATGATGTTAAACCAACCATCACCGCAATCAAAACCCCAGCACATACAAGTTTCTGTCATGGGCTTATTACGATTAACCATCATCTTGGGATAGTTTTTACACAGTTGTTCGTCTAGTTCTTGTCTCATTGTTCCTCCGGAACTTCTACGAAATCTTTAATAATTAGATCTAATGCTTCAATCCTACGGATATTACCTGCTACATCTTCTGGATGAAGCCAATAACCCGTAGGATTACTTTCAGTTTTAGGATTCTTTTTCCATTTTTTCAATTCGCTTTTCAAATACGCTCTGTAGTCTCTAAGGTTAAGAGCAGTAATTCGATCAGCAGTTTCACCATCGATCCATTGATGCGGTTTATGTTTAGACTTGCTCATTGCGCTACCTTTACATAATTAAGCCTAGTTACATCATTTTCGTGTTTCCAATGTTTATGATAACCTTTTACTTTGGCTTTGACAATGACTGCTGGACCAATTTCAAGATTAGTCTTACTGACCCAAGCGGCCATTTTGTTGTTAATTATAGCATCAATATTAAATCCTTCAAAGTTTTTTGACTTAACTGATGAAATAATTTCTGCATCCAAATCTTTAATCCAAGTGTCTATGTCTGCCAAATGGCCTTCATCGACACTCTTTGCAGCTTTTTTAACTTTGGTTTGTGCAACATCTCGAATCTGAACACTAGGCAAACAGGCAACATAACCAAATTGATTTTGCTTTACAGTTTCACCATTCAAAATGGTATTCACATTGGTTTGGAAATCGTTTTCGCCTTCGATAGCTCCAAACATGAATTTTCGAAAATGCTTTTTGACATCCTCTGCCCTAGTAATATCCTCTTCGGTTATTTTAAGTGGCATAGGTGCATCCTTAGGATCAGCAGTCCAGATTGCAGGATCCAGGGTGCAGAGCATGAGAAGTTTATTTGAGTGTTTGGTAAACAGAAACTTACCGTCTTCTGCCCAAATATTTTCATTTTCTTTGATATATGCGCCATTAATCCGTTGAGCTGCACAAGCCAGCTCAAGAACTTGTTGGGTTGGGTACTCTTTCATGTCGCTCTCTGGGTGAGTTAATATACTGTGTATTTTACATGAAAATGAAGTCAGTGTCAACCTTCTTTAGTCGTACATAGACTTTTTTGATTAGCTGTTTTATAACAGGATCATTTTGGTTTGGGAATTCACCTTTATACATGCCCAAACAAGGACTGGCATATTGGTTATGAAATCTCAGCCTGCTTAGTGTTTCTACATTGTGCAGATAGCGGAGTGCTCGTGTCTTGCCTAAACTACGGCAAAGTTCTATTGCAATAGAAATAGAGTAAGCATCTATTTCTTCAGGATCTGCCAAATACTCTTTGTGTTCAGGACCTCGTTCAACACCTAATTTAAATTTACGTTTTCGATATTGCCTTTGGTGCCGCAATTCATGAACAACAGTATCGAAAATCTGTATTAGTAATTCTGTAGAATGTTTTGGGAACCAAACGTGATCTTTTGGAAAGTTATGAGTAATAACTAGTTCGATACAAACATCACCTTCTTCATCATCTACTGGGTCGTAGTATCCGTTGGCATAAAACACTTCGGATAATAAATTCTTGTCTCGACGAGTTTTAACTTTAAGTTCAATATCGTTGAGTCTGAATTCTTTTCGAACTTGGTTGAGCAACTTTTGGAAACTTAGGCCTGATTTTGTGCTAGATCTTATTGAATTGCATATAGCACAAATAGTTTCCATTACGCTGTTCATAGTTACAACCTATAAGTTACCCTACCTTTTGTTAAATCATAAGGGCTAACTTCAATTTTAACCGAGTCCCCTAAAATGATTCTTATCTTGTGTTGCTTTAATTTTCCGCCCATATAACAAAGTAAAGTATTAGGCATGTTATCTACCTTAACTCTAAACATGTTTCCGGGTAGTACTTCGTCAACTTGTCCAACTAGTTCAATAATATCGTCTTTTGCCATTATACTTTGGTGACGACGATTTTACCGTCTTCAACTTTAATATCCAATGTGTCTCCTTCTTTCCAGCCTGTAAGTTCTAAAACTTCATCTGGAAATTTCATCATAACATTATCAGGATCTCCAGGAATTTCCTGAAAAATATCCTCTGCTGTAAAAATAAATTTTTCGTTTTGTTCCATAGGTTGTATTTAACTATAAATTAGTTGTCTTCGTATGGTACTGGAAACCAACCTAGTCTGTCAAGATCTGTGGCAATCTCATCTGTAATAGTTCCTTCTGGTACGTATTTCTTTGCGGCCATATAACGATCGCCTTCTTCCAGATCATAAGTAGCAAGTCCGCCCATGCCACTACAATACCAATCCATATAGTCGCCACCTTGGTTTCTAAGACGTGCTACAATGCCGCCGGCGCCGCGCCAACTGGCATGCCATAAATCTTTATCTCGGTCTTGTCTAATAGCAGGCCACAATTCTTTTGGGCACCATTGCATATTACACCATGCCGCATATAAATTTTGAGCATAGTCGTCCCGAGACCGAATCTTGTTTAAGATTTCGGCGTCTCGATAAATGTCTTCAACTAAATCCCTCAATGGTATGCACCTCTAAAACAATGCAGAACTTCGTGTCCTAAATTATGAATACTTGCCATTTTTGGAGTGTAAATTACACATTCTTTGCCCTCCCAAAATGAACAGGCTTGAACATCAAAACGCCATACTTTACCACCGCGTTTTTTATTTTCGGCAGCACATGCCGCATTGACGTCTTTGACTACAACCCATTTTAGATGAACTTGTGATACTTCATTTTGAGTTACGTCAAATTTTGAATCTGGATCTTGCCAGTTCCATGCCCAAGCGGTATTAGCAATAAGTAGTAAACCAAAAAGTGCCTTTTTCATCTGTGCCTCTGTGTGTTGTTAATATGGTGTAGACGGTAGGATTCGAACCTACAAAGCCGTCATATTGACTAGGCCCAGGCCCCCTGTGGCCGTTCGTTACACCACAGGGGAGGTCTACCAATTCCACTCACGTCTACTTGCATAGTATATATTCAATTCTGGGCAAAGTCAAGTTATTTTGGTACCCGTATAAACTACAGTTAAATATCAGTAATGAATTTTAACCAAATACCTTTTGAAAATATTGTTCGTTTTGGACAGAGAACTATGTTGGACCGACCACTATTTTCTGTGAGTTGGATACTCGGACGTTTTTGTAATTATAATTGCAGCTACTGTTGGCCTTATGCACGAAGTGATAGTGTTGACCATCGAACACTGGAAGTCTACACTTCTGTAGTTGATGAAATAAAACGACAAGCAAGAGCTAATGGTTTTAACGAATTTCACTGGAGTTTTAGTGGCGGAGAGCCAACTGCTTATAAAAATCTTTTGGATCTAGTACAGCACTTGGACGAAAAAGAAAGTTCGTACCAAAGTATCCATATGACTACTAATTTAAGTCCAGGAAGCAAATGGTGGAAAACTTGGTGTGATAAAACAGGACTGTTACAACGTAGAAGTATAACTGCCAGCTTCCACGACGAGTTCGCTAAAGAACAAGAGTTTGGCGATAAGTGTTTACAGTTACAATACGAACTAGTTCATGTTACTATTAACCAAGTAATGGTTCCTGAAAAGTTTTATGAACTGTATGAGCGTATGGAACGTTTCCATAAACGTGGAATTAATGTAACTCTTAAACCACAAAGTGATCCAACTGCTAGTCATATAGTAGACGGATATACCGATGACATGATTAAACTAATGCAAGAAGGATTCCCACAAAAGTCGCAAGGAGAAGAAGTTTATCAAATTCGCCTAAATGACGGAGTGAAAGACTACTACTTTGACCAAGCAGAAAGATTTAATGCTTTTGGATTTAATAAATTTCAAAATTGGACTTGCAATAGTGGTTATCAAAGTGTTATAATTAGAGGTAACGAAGTTAAGCGTAGTTACAGTTGCCATGACGAACCGTTAGGTACACTAGAACACTTTGAATTATTTAAGGAACCTAGACGCTGTATTACACCTACTTGTGTAAGCTCAGCGGATAGTAAAATACCAAAATGCAAATAGACTTAGAACATTTACACTACTGGATGTGTGCCATTCGCGAAAGCAAAGATCCTATGCGTACTCTTGATGCTTTCTGGCAAGGGCAGTTAAAAAGTAAAGACTGGTTAATTGAAAACTTGGTCTATTACATCTACCCAGAACGTAACAAGGAATTAGACTTTCCAGTAAGTGTTGACATACACGGAGGTTGGGTAGGAGTTTTAGCCAGTATGTTGTTTCAATCTGATCTTCCTATCAGCAACATTCGTAGCGTTGATATAGATCCTAACTGCGAGTCTGTTGCTACGATGATGAACAAAAAAGAAGAAATAGAAGGACGTTTTAGAGCAGTAACAGCTGATATGTGTACACTACGCAGTGATGCTGATATTATTATCAATACCAGTTGCGAACACATTACACAAGATCAATATGATCTGTGGCTCAGTGGACATCCTCACAACAGTTTACTAGTTCTCCAGAGCAATAATTACAACATTCCGGAGCACGTTAGAATTGCCAACGACTTAGAAGAATTCAAACAACAATGTCATGTCAAAGTGTTATGGGCAAGAGAACTAGTTTTACCTTTATACACAAGGTTTATGATTATAGGTCAAAATGTATAATTTAAACCAAATCAAAACAGTTCATTTGGAAGTAACTAGCCGATGCCAGGCTACTTGTCCTATGTGTGCAAGGAATATTCAAGGGTTAGATAATCCTTGGTTAGAATTAGATGAAATTACTCTTGATCAATTCAAACAATGGTTTCCTGTTGATTTTATAAAACAGTTAGATAGATTGTATATGTGTGGTAACTTAGGTGATCCTATTGTTGCAAAAGACACACTGAAGATTTTTCAATACTTAAGAGAAACAAATCCAACTATTTCTTTAAGCATGAATACAAACGGCTCTGCAAAGAGTTGGCATTTCTGGAAAGGACTTGCTGGATTAAAAGTACATGTTCGATTTGGTATTGATGGGTTAATTGATACTCATAGTTTATATCGCATTGGTACAGACTGGGTAAAAATTATAGACAATGCTAGACTGTTTATTAATGCAGGAGGTGAAGCAACTTGGGATATGCTGGTATTTGAACATAACGAGCACCAGGTAGAAATTTGTAGAGAATTAAGTGAACAGTTAGGTTTTAAAAACTTTGTATCTAAAAATACATCTCGTTTTAGAGAGGACAAGTTGCAGGTGCTAAACAAAGATGGCACAACTAGTCATGTATTATTTCCTTCTATTAAAAGCAAAAAAATATCTAAGTTACTTGGAACAGACGAACCTGCAGAAATTTCCTGTAAAGTTTTGAATGAGAAAAGCATATACATTAATGCTAAAGGACAAGTGATTCCTTGTTGCTGGCTTGATTATAATGCTATGTTGCCTATACACCCATCTCGAGTAGACATGTTGGATAAAGGTATTAAGTTTGAAACTTTAAAAGAAAAAACACTAGATGAAATTTTCGGTGAAAAAACATTTACCACTATTAGAGATAGCTGGGGTACTAGTCCAGTCCGCGAATGTAGTAGACAATGCGGAAAAATTGATAAATTCAATGAGCAGTTCAATTAGGATAAATGATGGAAACCGGAATAGTAAAATGGTACAATGATGCTAAAAAGTATGGCTTCATTACTGCCGACAAAGATAATGCAAACATCTACGCAGAACGATGGGATATTAAAAATGATCCGCAAACTATGTTTGAATTGCAACGTGTAGAATTTGACAGGATTGAAACTGATACAGGTCTGAAAGCAATCAACATTAACGTTATTCAACTTGAAGAACATAAGATGCTAGAGCTTCCTCGTATTAGTGTTTTTGATAACTTATTAACTGCTGAGTTTTGTCAACGTTTAATAGAAAAACATTCTCAAGCAGGAATGAACCCTAACAGCGGTTATCAAAGCCGTGTTGAATCCTATGCACAAGTTACAGAAGAAGTAGAGGATCGGGGAATTAGTTTAGGAGTTGATCCTTACGATTACGATGTATTGGCAACAGCTATTGTGCAAGCCGCACGAATTCCTTATAGTCACATAGAAGCCATCGATGTATACAATTACGAAACAGGACAGTTTCTTGCATACCATCATGATTACCCTTATGATCCAAGACAGATTAATTATTACAAGTACGGCGGTGACAGAGTAGGAACTGGAATATTCTATCTAAATGACAATTTCAAAGGCGGCGAAACTTACTTTCCTAAACACAACGTAACTGTAAAACCAAAGACTGGCTCTTTCTTGTATTTTCAACAATGTTATGATGAAGCAACAAATTGGTCAACTATTCATGAAAGTACAAAAATAACTTCAGGCACTAAATGGATTGCCAGTTGCTTTTTTAGTGACAGACCTCGAGTAGGCTGGAGTCCAAGAGACCATTTGTATGATAATAAGTGATTGGAAACCTTTTTACAAATATGACAATGACGGTACTCCTAATTGCATGTCGCAACAAACATATGAGCCGTTAATAAGTCCTGACGGAAAAACATTCTGCGCCAACTACGATTGGCAAAACAAATATCAACGTATGTGGCAACCCAATCGTGTTGGTTACACAGACGAAGTTGTTGATTATTTTTTCTTTAAAGAAATAGAATATGCACAAAAGTTTAGTAATCGTTCATGGGCTCCTGAAATAGTTGATATAGACCGTGTGAGTAAACGAATATTTTATAAATGGTACGGACCAACTTGTAACGAAATACTCTATACAGGCAACGCACTTCCAAGCGATTGGAAACAACAAATTCGCAACATTATGATAGATGCATACTCTAGTGGAGTTTACAAACTTACTATGTATCCTCATTGTCATTTTTATGACAGTGATGGCAGGATGCATGCCATAGATATGTACGGATGCGTAGAGGTCGATGATCCTTTTATTGAAGCCAAATACATGGATGGAATTATACATAGTACAGCTCAATTTAGATTAGATGAAACGGGTGATTTAGTTAACGGTAAGTATAATTTAGAAACTATGTTTAAGCAATCACTTGGCGTACATGTTAAATGGGGCAAAGAAGATATGCGTTTTATATATGAGGAAATGTTCAATGCCTAAAAGAGTTGGATCTACACTAGGATTAATTGACTGGGAAAAAGTTATAGCAGACATACAACCTCATGCCGGAGACTTTAATAGTGTGACCAGCGTTGTAGACAGAAGTGAGGCTTCGGCAGTTGGTGATCAAGAATTATTAGGATCTTATAGAGAAGTTATTGGTACTTGGGAAAAAGCTGGCTACGATTTAAAACAAATACAATGGTACGACTACTATCCCCAAGAACATTTTGATATAAGTGTGCAACAAGTATTTGAACAGATGTTTAACATTAAACCACGCAGGGTATTTGTTAGTGAAGTTATGCCAGGTCGTTGTGTGCCTTATCACTGGGATGTAGAAGATCACGAAAAAGAATGGTTAGCAGAAGGCGAACTTGTTCGCTATGTTTGTTTTATGGATAAGCCAAAATTTGGTCATGTTCTTATATTAGAAGATGAGTGTTTTTATAATGTTGAACAACACGAAATATATGAGTGGAATTGGTACAGGTCACATCATGCCGGCACTAACTGTGGATCAGAGCCATACTATCTATTTCATTTCTTAGGAACTAAAAAATGATTGAATTTGTAGGTATATGTCCAATAGCATGGCAAGCACTAATCCAACATCTTGAAAAACAGCAACCGTATGTCGGGCCTAAACACAAGGAAGGTGACGATATACCAGGTCTAAACGAAGTTACAGACTTATGGAAAAAAGCGGGGTATGGTCCAACAGTTAGTTGGGATATGTTTTATCCCGGAGATCATTTTGATATTAAAATAGTAGACAAGTTTGTTGAATGGGCAGGTATGGAGTCTTACACTAATGCGTGGGTTAGTCGAATTCATCCAGGTTACTTTGCTCCGCAACACTGGGATGTGCAGGATGACGAACCTTTACCAGACACTATTCGTTTTCATGTACATATGAGTCAACCACAGTTTGGACATATTTTTATAGCTGAGGATAAATGTTTATATAATCAGCATCAAGGAGCCACATACAAGTGGTCTAGTCGTAAGGCATGGCATGCAGGAACTAACTGTGGACTAGTTCCAAAATACATTTTTAATATTTGGTAATATCATGGAAGAAAAAGTAGTCATTACAGAACAATTTTATTTAGACAAGTTTATGGAAATTCAAAGGCAAAATGTAGTGTTGTCTAATTTGCTTAGAGATATTCATGCAGATTCATATCTTAGAAAAGCAGTTGAACATAAATTAGGCTCTAGTGCATTTGATATTTTAAAAGATACGCCAGCCTAATGAATAAAATTAAACAGTGGCAAGATAAAATTGAAACAGTTTCAGGAAGTAAAACTTTCTGCATACTACCATGGATACATTTTGCAACACGCCCTAACGGTGATATGAGATTGTGTTGTAGTGCAAATGCCAGCGGCGCCGGAGAAGATCATACCGTTGGTTTAGTTAAAAACGAACGAGGAGTTCCAGCTAACTTTGGACGTGAAACTCCTATGAGCGCATGGAACAACGAGTACATGCGAGATGTTCGTTTAACAATGTTAGAAGGTAAAATACCTGCCAGTTGTAGTAAATGTATTGCTGAAGAGTCTCGAGGTGTTGCCAGTAAACGCATTTGGGAAACAGGCTCTTGGATGGAAGAAGGTATTGATGTAGAAGAATTGATAGCTCAAACAGCAGAAGACGGTACTGTGCCAGAGAAGTTAGTTTATCTGGATCTTAGATTAGGTCATACTTGCAATTTAAAATGTGTTATGTGCAGTCCGCATGATAGTAGTCAATGGGTGGGCGAGCATAAAAAAATATATCCTTTGTTTCAAGCAAAAGAACTTAAAGAACAAATGGCTTGGGACAGGAAAGATTTTAATAATTTCTGGCACGAGAATCCAGACTTCTGGAAAGAAATGTATGCCCAGATTCCTAACCTAAAACAAGTATACTTTGCAGGCGGCGAACCTTTAATGATTAGAGAACATAAATGGTTCTTAGAAGAAATTATTAGACAAGGATACGCAGATAAGATCCTTATTCGTTATAACACAAATGGATTATTAGTAGATGATGAAATTATCGAATTATGGAAGCAATTCAAAAAAGTTAAAGTCGGCTTTAGCATTGATGCTGTCGGTGACCGCAATTATTATATACGTTATCCTAGTGACTGGGATACTATCGTACGAAATCTTCACAAGCTGGACAACACTCCCGACAACATCCAAGTTAGTATTGCCACTGCTATACAAATATTAAACATCAAACACTTGGCAGAGTTTGCTAAATGGAAAATAACACAAAACTTTAAGAAAGTAAATTTAGAAAATACTGTAGGTGGCATTCAAGCTGGTGGCGGCATTTTTAATATGCATCTCTTATACATACCAACATTTTTAAGTATTAGGCTATTACCAAAAGCAGACAAAGAAGAAGTGCGTAAGAGTTTTGGCGAACTTGCTAATTGGTTGCATACTAACTACAGACAAGATACTGATTTTTGGAAAAAGAATCCTTATGGTTGGAAACGATGGCTAGCAGTATTAGATTTTATGGATGCCGAGGACCACACAGCCCAACTACCAGCATTTCGAGAATATATAACTACACTTGAAAAATCAAGGGGAACAGATTTTAAATCTACGTTTCCTGAACTATCACACTTGCTAGATTATTCAGTCGAACCTTCTTG